CAACAGTTGTACTAAAGTCTCCTATAAGAGTTATCAGTCCTGCAAATTCTGCTAATATAATAGATATTGCTATAAACGGTGCAATAAGACTGTACCATTTAACCTGTGTTAATAATGAGAATGCAACGCCTATAGACAATAGTGCTACTGACATACTCAATATATTGGTGAATGCTACAGGATTATAGGCAGTACCTTCTCCAACTGTTCCAGCAACTCTTACCGCAAATCCTAATGCAACTATTGCTCCAGAGATTCCAACAAATACGATTCCAATCTTCTTAATGTTACGTCCACTTGAAGATATGGAATCATATATCATTTTGAAAGTTAGTCCTATTGAAGCTATTGCTAATGCCATAGAAGCTATAACACTTGCTGCTGCATACATTTCTCCAACAGTTGCTTTATTTAACACTTTTGTGGTATCTTTTGCTATATTAATAGATAAACCTGTGAACTTCTTTAAAGCAAGTAATACTAAAGTTAATGTTGCAAGTGCGCCCATTATTCCCAAAGATCCCATAGCTATTGTTTCCCATGGAATCTCAGAAATTAGTTTTAAAAATCCTCCTAAAGCTAAAAGTATCGCAGAAATAGCCAAGATATTTTTCCAAGCACTTGAATCTATTTCATCATAATTATTTATTATTTTAACAGAAGCCCATAAATAACCAAGAACTTCTATCATAGCTATAAATGATTTTCCTATACCTGGCCAATTTATGTTTGCTACTAGCTTTAATGTTATAGCCATTGCAAACAAACTTGCAGCCATCGCAATTAAACCTTTATAGCCTTCTATATTTTTAGATGATATGCCCGATAATAAAGTTAATGACTCATTAAAAGTCTTTAAGCATACCATCATAGCCAATAATGATAAACCTATACTAGCCCAATCATTTTTAGCAAGTTGCGCCATTGACAAACCAAGCAAAGACATAGCTAAAGAAACCGCAATTACAGCTGATATCTTTTTAATAGCTCTTCCTGAATCATTAAATCCTGTGGACTTAGATACTGTTTCAAGCACTTCGCCAAATCTTGTAATAGCTATTGACAATCCAAGACTTGCGAATATTATTGACTTCCAATTGTATCTTGAAATAACTGAAAGAGCTGTTCCTATCAGTACAGTTGATGCCGCTACAGCTAATATTCCCTGAACGCCTTTTAAATTCCATTTTCTATGCATAGCTAATTCTATCGCATATCCAAATGAAACCATTGCAATACCCATAGCTATCGACGCAGGTATAATATCCTGCCATGGTATCAAAGATATCATAGCCATTTCAGCAGCTATTATAGAAACGCCAATTAATACTTTAGCAACGCCTTTAATATTCCTAGAATATTCCGAGAACTTTTCAAGGATCGCTACCATTCCTAATAACGTTGATACTGCTAAAACACCGGTTATTAAATTTCCTTTATCTATTTCGCCTAAGTCTTTTGATATTCCTGCAAGAATAGCAACAGCTATTGATATAAATATAAGTGATGCTGCAAATGCTACAGGTTTTGCTTTTGCTGTGTGCTTTGATAATACCTCAAGTGCTCCTATAAGAACTAGACACTCTAGCATAGCCGCACTCGCTACTTTAAATTTAGCAGGATCAAGTTCCTGTGCTGATTTCATTACTTGAACAAGTATTGCAACTGCTGCTGCCATCATTAATAGACCTTTACCAAAGTTATTACCTTTCTTACCTAGTAAAGACCCTACTAATGATATACCTGATGCTAATAATGTTAATGTTAATATCAAAGCTAAGTTATCTTTAATAGCATTATTTATATCAGCATAATGATACTTAGTTATCTCTTCGAGCATTGGTAATACCATTTTGAATGATAAAACTAATGCTATTAATCCAACAGCCGAGAATAGACCAATACCTTTTGCTGCAAATGCTAATGCGGACAAGCCAACCATTAACACTGTCAATGAACTTACTATTGACTGTAATTCTTCTGGAGATTTATCTAAATCTGCTAATTTCTTTAATGAATTAACCATCGAAGAAACACTTAATGCAAAGGCAACAAGTATCAAAGCATCTTTAGATAATCTTGGAGCAAGTTTTGAAAGAGTTATAGATATTACTACTAATCCTGCTGAAATTGTAGCTAAAACTGCCAAACGCTCCCATATTCCATCAGTTTCAACTTCGTTTAGCATTTTCATTGCTAAAGTCAGAACTAATATCGATGATGACAATGTCAATAATCCAATTCCTAAAGAATTTATATTAGACATTCCTCTACTAAAGACCATCATCGATTTATTTAATTTACTAGATGCTATTGCAAGAACTAGTAATAAACCTGATAATACTGTTACTACTCCAACGCATTCCCATAATCGATTAGGATCTATTTTATTGGCTAATACGTAAAGAGAAGCAGTTAATATAGCTATTGAAGCTGCTATCTGAAGTAATGAAACTTTTATAACTCTAGGTTTTGCAATTCTATCTTTTAATGTGTCAAATAATTTGGTCGTAGATGTTATTAATTTTGGAATACCTTTAAAAGCATTACTAAATCTGTAAATTGCCAATGTTACAGCAGCAACAAAACCTAAAAGAATTATTCTTACTGGATTAATTCTTTTAACAGTTTCAATAAGTAAAGCAATAAAAGTTCCTAATGTTTTACCTACTGACTTTATAAGATTTCCAAAACCATTAAAGAAATTCGTTAACTTTCCATCTGTAGTTGTAAGACCTTTTAATTTATCTTTTATTGAAGATATAACTGAACCTAATCTATCAAATATCGATTTTAATATTGGTATATTTTTTAAAGCATCTATAAAAGATAAGAGAGCTTCTTTTGCTACTATTATAGCTGCTTTAAATCCATTAACACCGGATTTTACAAGTTTCTTAAATGAACTAACTATTGTTGCTGCAATTGTGCCTATAAGTTTTACAAATGCTACTATTCCGCTTATAGCAAATATAACAGCTGAACCTAAAACTTTAAATACTGTCGCAAGTCCATTAACAACAATAGTTAATACTTTAGAAGACTTACTAAATATGTTTATGTTATCAAGAAATTTAACGAAACTTGATAATACAAACATGATAATACTTACGAATAACTGGAGTCCTTTTCCTAAGTAATTTAAAAGTTTAGAACTTTCAATACTTTCCTTAGCAAACTGAGTCATTTTAAGAGTTAAACGACCAAGTGCTCCACCAATTTCCAATACAATATCGAATAAACTTCTTGCGGGATTTATCATTGGAAACAATGTTTTTAATATTGTCTTTAAAATTGTTCCAAATAAATCTACTACTGAATATAAACCGATAAATATATCTTTAATATTTTCAAGCTCTCTTGTTGTTGGCGTTAACCACTCGAATAATGATTTTATATAATTACTTACTTTAACAAGACCTGCTGCTTTTTCCCATGGCTCTTTTCCAAAGAAATCAAACCATGCATCTTTTACAAAGTCTATGGCATTTCCTATATTTTCAAAAGCTTTATATAATCCATCTAAAAGTACTTCTCTACCACCAACTGCTTTCCAAAGCCTAAGCATTTCATTTCTGGCTTCAGATCCAGAAGCAAACAAATCCCAAAATACTTCGCAAAGATCTGAGAATAATTTCACGGCTTCTTGATAGTTACCAAATATATACTCAAATGTTTTCATCCAACCAGTGGATACAGCATCCTTTGTAGCATTGATGACATCAGTAAATGTCGTTGCCTGCTGAGCAGCTTTAAATGCACTTAAAGAAAGTTCGTATTCTTCAGAATTAAGAACATCAAGATCAGCTGCAAACTCTTCTGCTGCAACACCGGCATCCTCTAATTCCTTAGCTATAACGCTTATGTCAGAACCACTTTCTTTGTATTTATCAAGTAATCCGAGAATGTCAGTGGCTGTAAGATCATATGAATCAGCCATCTCATGAAGTTTCTCAGTTGCTTTCTCATACTCATTTAAAGCGGATGTTAATACATTATTTGTAAACCAACCTTCTGATAATGATTCACTGAATGCTTCTGCGGTAACTTTCGTTCCTTTAGCTATTGTTTTATATGTACCATCAGCTTCTTTCTTAAGAGTTCCTAATTCAACTGCAGTCTCTAATACAGTCTTCTTGAACTCCATTGTAGCCATGTTACAGTTTTCGATTGTTTTCCAATCTATCAGCTTAACATAACCAACACCGATTGCCTGTGCAAGGTTATACATTGCTCTTGAAGCAGTAGCAGCATTTGCACCAGACATTGCAGCCCAAGTAGCAATACCCTGCATTGACTTTGCTGCTGTATTAAGATCAACACCAGCAGATGTAAACTTACCTATATTACTTACCATATCGGTAAAGTTATAAGAAGTTTCATCAGTAAACCAGTTAAGTTCATCTAGTTTTTCATTAACAACTGCCATCTGCTGAGCAGTATCACTAAACTGAGTACGTGTCGCAGACATAATAGTCTTTACAGATTCTGTCTTTGACTCAAATTTAGACCAGCCATCATTTAACTGACCTATTGTTAAATTTTTTATTAAAGCTTTACCGGCATTAACAGCAGAATTAGTAATATTAACTAATGCTGTCACAGCCATCACTTCAAGAGCTGAAAATTTACTAGTGACAGTCTCAGTAGCTGATGCCAAACCAGACATATCTACTTTTGCTACTTCTTTACCAATATTCTCAAGTCCAGTAGATAGTTTATTGAAGTTTAATGCTTGTTTAAGTTTATCGAGAGTTGACATACTCTCTCTGACACCAGACTCAAACTGTCGGTTATCAAATTTCATCTCGACGACTCTTTGGTCAACTGTAGTACTCATCCGATAACCTCCTTCCAAGCATCTCTTGCTAATTCGTCAAATATGGGTCTAAGTGCTGGATTAATATAATCTATTCCTTCTACCCACCCTCCATTTTTGGTTGCGTGACCATACTGAAGTAGTATTGCTACATTACATCCTCCCTCAATATCTGAGTTAGAAAATATCAATTTAGCCACGCCTTTTTCGTGCTCAATTGTATAATACCAAGACCTTGAAGCAAGTCCAGTATCCATTGGAGTAGCATCTTGTAATGCCTGAACACCTAATTCTCCATAATAATTAAGTTTTCCATAATCAACTTTTTCAAGGACTCTTTCAAAAAATCCATTTAATTTCTTGAAATCGCCTCTAGCATGAAAAGTTACTACGCTCATAACTCATCATCCTTTCGAATGCCAAGCCTTTCTACGAGCTTCATTTAATGAAGCATTTCTCCTAAGAATATCAGCTTTCTTCATCTTCTTAGGGTTATTCTTAACATTACATATCTTGATTAAGGTTAATAATCTATTCAGATGCCATTTCTGACATTCAAAAGGTATCTGTAAAGTTATCATCCAATAATATATCAATTCTGATGTTATTGTATCTTTTGCTTTTGCTTTACCTTCTTTATTACCGATATCAACATCATATATATTAGAAGCTGTATGCGGATTCTGAATATAATCACTAACCTCTTTTAAATTGTCTTGTGTTAAACAATAATAAACATTTGGGTCGACATTTGGAGTTACTGTCATGCAACGAATGTAATCTATTGTCTCTTCATTGCTTCTAGAATCCGCTCCAAGGAATGCTTTACACCATTTTGATTCCCATTTTGATAAAGACACTAGAGAATGCTCCAGTGTCAACACCGTATCCTTAGTGTTTATGAATTGGTCTGTTGCCTCGTCATAGAACTCCTGTCCTGGTATTGTTATCTGGAGCATCTCGCCTCATGCCTCCTTATTTATTATTGATTGCGGCTATTGTAGCCGGTGTTTCTTTAACCTGTCCTGCAACATCCTTAGGAATTACACCATTGATGAACTTTGTAGCTGCATCTGCATCTGTTGCAAGTTTCATGAATAATTCTGAGTAAGCCTCAGACTGCTCGAAAGAATCTCTGATTTCCTGGTTCTTTATGAATCTCTTTCCATCATCAGATTTTTCGCCGTAAGCTTTAAGAATAATTGCTTTGAAGAGTTCAATAATCTCTTTACCATTCTGTGAAGATATAATCTTCTGGATTCTCTTCTCAAGACCACCTTCGGTAGAAAGCTGCATCTCCATAAGTTCAGCTTTGTTAAGATTGAAGTAGAAATCTTCTTCTCTCTCGTTACCTTCGTAATCTGTATACTTAATAGTCTCTTTTAACATAATTTTAATCTCCTTTCAATTCTTACCTCTGTTAAAAATTTTAATAAATACAATTAAAGGCGGCCAATAGCTTGCCAACTAAAAGCCGCCTAAAATTATTAAACTGATCAACCAGCTGATACAGTAAGTGTTTCAACAACTTCAGCAGGAAGAGGAAGATAAGGATCTGTTCCTTCTTCCTGTCCTTCCGCATTTGTTCCGAAGAGCTTATTCTCAAGATCAGCAAGTGCTTTCTTCTGTTTCTCTGTTGTGAACTTTGTAGAATCAATTACAATTCTTGAAGCAGGATTGTAATCCACTCCATTAATTCTGCCGATAGTAACAGGTGTAGTTGTGATTTCCCATGAGAATGCAATTGCCTCAGGTGAATCATTAACTGTCTGATACTGAGCCTCTGAAGGAGAAGCCTTGCATCCGTAAATCAGATGAAGCTTATATCCCTTAGCATCGCCTTCTGTATCATTACCAATAATTGTCTTGAAGCAGAATCCGAATGTTTTTCTTGTCTGCTGTCCAACATAAGCACCTGCTATAAGTTCTGCTGTACCATCACAAGCTTTGAACTCATCAGGATATGTGTAAGCCTCAATTGTAGCACCGAACTCCTCTGCTGAATACAGGTTAAGGTAATTTATGTTATCTGCATAAATCTTGTTAGCTTCTGCACCTGAAGGTGACTCAGAAACTGATGAAAGACCGTTCCAAGCTACACCAGGTCCATATGCTTTTGTAGGATCTGATGCAGCACTGTCATAAGGATAGAGAACGCCCTGGTTGACACCTGTCTCGTAGAACTTCTCACCGGTCTGGTCCCAAAGTAATCTAGCCATGTTTAATTCCTCCTGAACTAAATATAAATTGTAAATGAATAATGGTTTAAATTATCTTTTGTATAGAAAGTATTATACGACGACTTTGGTAATTTAAGCAGTTTTAGATAAATATCATTATCTGGATCTTTATGAACTAAAGTAACCGCCATAGCCTCATCATATTTGTATAAACCATCATTTGCTCTTGCGTTTTTAATTTTATCTAACTTGTAGATAATTGCGGGGTATTTAATTTTCAAAGATTCGGGAGGCTGAAAATACACATTCCTAGAGCCCAAAATATCACATAAAACTTCGTGAAATTCCTCTCTACTCATTGTAAAGCCCTCCCATTGTAAGTATGAGTCTTGGACGCTGGATTTCAATACTATTTACTTTCCATTTAGCGCCCATAAACTCTATATACTTAATGTTACTAAAATTCTCATAGGCAAACGCATCAGCAACAATACTGATTTCAGCAGAGTAGGCCTTATCATCATTCAACCCTTCGCCAACCTGCCATTTGCTCATTTTCTTACTAACATCACCGTAATAGTTTTTCTCAACTATATCTTCGGTCCATACACCTGGTCGGGTTTCTGTAGTGGTCAAATAGCCTACCTTGCCATAAAATTTACCCATTTTGAATTTTTCTCCTTAAATTATTCAGCAGCCTTTGCAGCCCACTCTGTAACTGTTACAGTAGAGCTTGCAAGATCAACTGTTGAAGCCTTGTTTCCAGAAACCTTAATAACCTCAAGGTAATCTGTTGCTGACTGTCCAACGATTGCTACAAGAACACGGCCGTTCTTGAATGCTGCTACAAGGTCAGCTTCTGCAATCTGAGTCTTAGAAGCGCCTGTTCCGTCATAAATCTTAGAATCTGATGTATCACCGTAAACTACGAATGCAGCTACGTTCTTACCTTCAGCGGTCATATAGATCTTATCCATGATTTTATACTCCTTAAATAATTATTGATTTGCATAGTAGCTTACTAAGCAATTAATGCTGTTCAGCTACTATACAAAATTGTTAACTGTTACTTACAATCAGCCTGCGTTTCCGTTAGCCTTAAGTACGATTGCTGAGTAAGGTCTTGTAAGGGCACCAGACTGTCTCTCCTCGAT